GGTGGTGGAAGCGACCGAGGAGTACTTCGAGGCCGAGGACGCGCTGGGCCGCTGGCTCGATGAGCGCTGCGTGCGCGAGCCCAACGCCAAATCGCTGACCGCCGAACTGTTCAACGACTGGAAACAGTGGGCCGAGGCGGCCGGTGAATTCATCGGTGCGCAACGACGCTTCTCCGATCTGCTGATCACGCGCGGACTGGAGAAATGGCGTAACGGCATGGGCGTGCGCGGGTTTCAGGGCATTGGCCTCAAGCACCCGCCGACGCCTACCTATACCCCCTACGCGGACAACTGACCCATGAAAACCACGCCGTCTGACGCAGCTGACACAGTTTGTCGTAACTCCTACGCGTGCGCGCGTGCGCGCGCCTCATGGAGAGTTTCGTCACGAAGTGTCAGCTGCGTCAGATCCGCACCGGATAAGGACTGACACCATGACCACGACCATCCTCGCCCTTGATCTGGGCACCACCACCGGCTGGGCGCTGCGCGGCAGCGACGGCCACATCACCAGCGGTTCCGAGAGCTTCCGGCCGCAGCGCTTCGAAGGCGGCGGAATGCGCTTCCTGCGCTTCAAACGCTGGCTCAGCGAGATCAAGCAATCCTGCGACGGCATCGACTGTTTGCACTTCGAAGAGGTGCGTCGCCACGTCTCGACCGACGCTGCGCACGCCTACGGCGGTTTCCTTGCCACGCTCACGGCGTGGTGTGAGCACCACCAGATCCCGTACCAAGGCGTGCCTGTCGGCACGATCAAGAAGCACGCCACGGGCAAAGGCAACGCTGGGAAGGAAGATGTCATCGCTTCCGTCACCGCGCGCGGGCACGCGCCGGTCGACGACAACGAAGCCGATGCCCTGGCGCTGCTGCACTGGGCAATTCAGCATCACGACGATGGCCAGGAGGTGTGAGATGAAAGTTCCCACACCCCAGTACCGCTGCCCCCTCGGGCGACTGCAACCCCAGGCCACCGATCTGGACGCCATCAAGGAACGTGGCTGGCGTGACCAGCACATCCTGGTGGTCAACGCGTCCGATGAACGTCTGGACTTTATCGAGCGAGAGATCGTGCGCCGCATTGGCGAACGCTTGTACGGAGGGGCTCGTCATGGCTGAGTGGACGATTGAGGATGTGGCGGCCCGCTTCGAGGAGGCCGCCAGCACCGGACGACGCCTGCCCCCCGTGCGTGTGCAGGGCTACTTCAACACATGGCCTGTCATCGTGCGCAAGGAGTGGGAGACGTTCGCAGCCGACGAGCACGTCTACCGACCATTTCCACCCACCCCCGATGCCATCGACCGAATGCTGGAGACGATGCGCTGGGTGCAGTGGCTGGAGATCGAGCAGCGTCATCTGGTGTGGATGCGCGCCAAGCGCTATGGCTGGCGAGACATCACGATCCGCTTTGCCTGCGACCGCACGACGGCGTGGCGTCGCTGGCAGCGGGCGCTGGAAATCGTGGCTGAGAAGCTCAACAGCGAAGGCATCCGTGCGCCCTCCAAAATCGTAGGCCAAGCAGGGTAATGCTTGCCGCGTTTGTCCTTCGTTTCCTGCGTTTGTCCCTTTTGACGCTCGTCGAGGCTGCAACAAATCACCCCGGTCGGGGGTAGTATTTCAGCTATCTTCTGGACAGCGGTGACGGTTCGGCGAGCGGCCCGAGGCAAAAGGGGTCCTTCCTGCCAAAAATCCAATGCGGGGGGCGCGAGCGCGGCATTCGCCTAGCGTCCGACTGCAAACCAAGGTTTGCAGGGTTTGCAGTTTGCACCCGCCACAGTCCGCACCCATCACGAGCCCGCCCACGGTTTTCCGTCGGCGGGTTTTCTTTTTCCGAGGAACCGATTCTGAACACGCTCAACGTCGAGTACCGCAAGGTCGAGGCGCTGATCCCCTATGCCCGCAATCCGCGCACGCACACCGACGAGCAGGTGGCCAAGATCGCCGCCAGCATCGTCGAGTACGGCTGGACGAACCCGGTGCTGGTGGACGGCGACAGCGGCATCATCGCGGGCCACGGGCGCTTGGCCGCCGCGCGCAAGCTGGGCTTGGACGAAGTGCCAGTCATCGAACTGGCCCACCTGTCGCCCACGCAAAAGCGCGCCTACGTCATCTCCGACAACCGGCTGGCGCTGGATGCAGGCTGGAACGAAGAACTGCTGGCGCTGGAACTGGCCGAGTTGTCCGAAGCCGGGTATGACCTTGCGCTGACCGGGTTCGAGGATGGGGAGATCGAGGCCCTGCTCGCGGACGACGTGATCGCCGATGAAGGCGACCAAGGCCAGGACGCCGGTGAATCGGATACGGCCGACGAGGTGCCTGAGACTCCGTTGGTGCCGGTATCTCGCCCTGGCGACGTCTGGGCCATCGGCTCACACCGTCTGATCTGTGGCGACGCCAGCGACCGCGCCGTGGTCGCCACGCTGATGCAGGGTGACGCGGCACGGCTGTGCTTTACCTCGCCCCCTTATGGCAACCAGCGCGACTACACGTCGGGCGGCATCGCCGATTGGGACGGCCTGATGCGCGGCGTGTTCGGCAACGTGCCGATGGCCGACGACGGCCAGGTGCTGGTCAACCTCGGGCTGATCCACCGCGACAACGAGGTCATTCCATATTGGGATGCGTGGCTCGGTTGGATGCGCACGCAAGGATGGCGGCGTTTCGCGTGGTACGTCTGGGATCAGGGGCCGGGCATGCCCGGCGACTGGGCGGGCCGCTTCGCGCCGAGCTTCGAATTCGTCTTTCACTTCAACCGCACCAGTCGCAAGCCCAACAAGATCGTCCCCTGCAAGCACGCAGGCCAGGAGTCCCACTTGCGCCCCGACGGCTCGTCCACGGCGATGCGCGGCAAGGATGGCGAGGTCGGCGGCTGGACGCACAAGGGCCTGCCGACGCAGGACACCCGGATTCCCGACTCGGTGATCCGCGTGATGCGCCACAAAGGCAAGATCGGTCAGGACATCGACCACCCCGCCGTCTTCCCGGTCGCGCTGCCGGAGTTCGTCATCGAGGCCTACACCGACGCGGGGGACATCGTGTTCGAACCCTTCGGCGGCAGCGGCACGACGATGCTGGCGGCCGAGCGCACCGGTCGTGTCTGTCGCACCGTCGAGATCGCGCCGGAGTACGTGGATGTCGCCGTTCGGCGCTTCCAGCAGAACCATCCCGGCGTGCCCGTCACGCTGCTGGCCACAGGCCAGTCCTTCGACGACGTTGCCAAGGAACGTCTGGCCACCACGGAGGCCGCGCAATGAACGCCTCCTGGTTGGCCGACAAGATCGAGCAGTGGCCGACGGCCAAACTGCTGCCCTACGCCCGCAACGCGCGCACCCACTCGGAAGAACAGGTCGCGCAGATCGCCGCCTCGATTGCCGAGTTCGGATTCACCAATCCGATCCTGGCCGGCAGCGACGGCGTGATCGTGGCCGGGCATGGACGGCTCGCCGCTGCACAGAAGCTCGGACTGGAAATCGTCCCGGTAGTCGTGCTCGACCATCTGAGCCCGACGCAGCGCCGGGCGCTGGTCATCGCGGACAACCGCATCGCCGAGAACGCCGGCTGGGATGACGCGATGCTGCGCATCGAGATCGCGGCCCTGCAGGACGATGACTTCGACCTGTCGCTGACCGGCTTCGATGCCGATGCGCTGGCCGAGTTGATGGCGGGCGATGAGCCGGAGGGCGAAGGTCAGTCCGACGACGATGCCGTGCCCGAGGTGGCCGAGACGCCGGTCTCGCGCCCGGGCGACGTCTGGCTGCTCGGTGGTCATCGCCTACTGTGCGGCGACTCCACCCTGGCCGAAAGCTACGAGCGCGTGCTGGACGGCGAGCAGGTGGACATGGTCTTCACCGATCCGCCGTACAACGTCAACTACGCCAACAGCGCCAAGGACAAGATGCGCGGCAAGGATCGCGCGATTCTGAACGACAACCTCGGCGACGGCTTCTACGACTTCCTGCTAGCGGCGCTGACGCCGACCATCGCGCATTGCCGGGGCGGCGTCTACGTGGCGATGTCGTCCAGCGAGCTCGACGTACTCCAGGCCGCGTTCCGCGCCGCCGGTGGTCATTGGTCGACGTTCATCATATGGGCCAAGAACACCTTCACGCTGGGCCGGGCCGACTACCAGCGCCAGTACGAACCGATCCTGTACGGATGGCCCGAGGGTGCGCAGCGCCACTGGTGCGGCGACCGTGACCAGGGCGACGTTTGGAACATCAAGAAGCCGCAGAAGAACGATCTGCATCCGACGATGAAGCCGGTGGAGTTGGTCGAGCGCGCCATCCGCAATTCGAGCCGCCCCGGCAACGCGGTGCTCGATCCGTTCGGCGGTTCCGGCACGACGCTGATCGCCGCCGAGAAGTCTGGACGGCTGGCACGGTTGATCGAACTCGATCCGAAGTACGTCGATGTGATCGTGCGCCGTTGGCAGGACTGGACTGGCAAACGAGCCACCCGCGAAGCGGATGGCCTGTTGTTCGATCAGGCGGCGAGCGACTCGTCGGTGATCTCGCAGTGAATCACAAACCCGGTCAGGTAAGGCAGGCCGCGCGGGATGCCGTAATCCTTGCTGGTTTGGCGTCCGATCCTCCAACCCATCCATTGCCGGGTGGCGGCGTGGATCGCGTCGGCAAGGGCGTGACCTGCGTGCAGTTGGTTGAGGACGTCGTCGGCAAAGTGCCGTCCGTGGCGGCTGTCGAGGAAGATCCGGACAGATTCGAGGGGCTGGCTGGTGGTGTCCGAGATTGCGGTCATCGCCAAGGGCCACGCGGCGCTGGCCTGCTCGTTCATCGTGCCCCAAAAGCCCCAGGCATCGTTTTGGGTGGCGGGGATTTGCTGGGTGGTGGTCATCTCGGGCTCCCTTCGGGTTGATCGTTGCGACGTCCGTAGTAACGCGCTGTTCGATTGAGAAGCCAAGCGCCGCTTGGCCTCTTTCTCGAACAATTCCGCTCACCCGAGCCGAGCCACGTACCGGGCGTAATCGCCACCCTCGGGATTGACGTAGAGGTAGGGGCGTCCCGGTGCGGTGACCTCGACGCAGAGGTAACCATCGCCGGTGCCGCCGCCCTTGCCGCGCAGCCAATCACACGACACCAACAGGCTGCGGGCAAAGGCATCGAATTCGGCAGTGGTGAGTTCCTTGGTTTCGGTGACGTAGATCCTGGTCTGGCCCTGGCCGCCGACCTCGCCCAGATCGGCGGGCTTGCGGGCAAACGGCAGTCGGACGCCCAGCTCCTCGACCTGGATGGCGTTGTCGCCAACCTGCAGGGTGCGCGGGGTGCGTTCGATGGTGATGGTCATGGTGCTCATTGCAGTTCTCCTTGGCTTGCGTCGTCAATCACGACACCAGCATGAACACGCTGTTCTGCGGAGAAGCCAAGCGTTTCAGGCGGCGTCGTGATCGAATTCCTCAGGCGATCCGGTAGACCCGTTCGCCGCCTTGGGCCTTGTCCGAGACGATGGTCAGGCCGAGCTTCTTCTTGAAGGCTCCAGCGAAGGTGCCGCGTACCGTGTGCGCCTGCCAGCCGGTGGCGTCGCAGATCTGGCGTACCGTCGCGCCCTCGGGGCGCTGCAGCATCCGGATCACGGTGGCCTGCTTGCTGTTTTCGCGGGTGCGAGGTTTCGCCTCGACGTTTTCTTGCGCCCACGTGGCTTCTGCGGCTACCACGGCGGCTTCGATCTCCGGGTCTGCGTCCAAGGGCGCTGGCGCGGGACGGGCGCGCCCCATCGCGTCGTAGCCCTCGGCGGCGACGAACCAGTCGGTGCCTGAGGGGGTGATCAGGGCGTGGTTGAACAAGCCGTCGAGCACCTTCTTGCGCGCGCCGCCTTTGATGTTGTCGGGAAACCAGTCGATCTTGCCGTCGGTGTGTTCGAGGGCGTAGGCCAGGATCGCGTGCTGGGCCGGGGTCAGTTGGGTGGTGGTCATTTGCTGCTCCTTCGGGGTGGTTGATCGGGTGACGTGATGAACGCGCTGTTCGGCAGTGAAGCCAAGCGCTTTCTGCTTGGCTCCAGCCGTTCTTGATCAGCTGCCGGCCTTGTCCGCCTTCGCGGCCTTGCGACCCTGCTCGACGCCTGCGTTGAACGCGGCTTCAAGGGCATCGCGCAGGCACCAGACCGCCAGGTCATGGAAGTCGAGGCTGTCCGATTTGCGCGTCTCCAGGGTTTCGATGCGGAGGTGCTGCTGGGCGATCTGCGTGAGCAGGGTGTCGAGCTGGTTCATTTCCGTGTCCTTCGATGTGGTGGATGACGAACGTATGAACGCGCTGTTCCAGATGGAAGCCAAGCTGATTCCGGGGGAATCACGAACGAATGATTGAAGGGGCCGATGGGTATCTCGATTCGCGCTTACGCCCGTCACCGTGGCGTGACGGACACCGCTGTTCACAAGGCGATTCGCGCCGGGCGCATCACGCCGGAGGCTGACGGCACCATCGATGCAGACCGTGCCGACCGCGAGTGGGCGCGCAATTCGGATACGCCCAAGGCCGGAACGCGCGCCAAGCCCGCAAAGGTCGCCGTGCCGGAGGGTGGTGGCGACGGGCCTGGGGCCTTACCCGCTGGCGGCACCTCCTTGCTTCAGGCCCGCACGGTAAATGAGGTGGTCAAGGCGCAGACGAACAAGGTGCGGCTGGCCCGTCTGAAGGGCGAACTGGTGGATCGGCCGCAGGCCATCGCCCACGTTTTCAAGCTAGCGCGCTCCGAGCGCGACGCGTGGCTGAACTGGCCCGCGCGCATTTCGGCGCAGATGGCGGCCAAGCTTGGCGTCGATCCGCACACGATGCACGTCGCCCTGGAGGCGGCGGTGCGTGAGCACCTGCAGGAACTGGGCGAGTTGCGTCCCCGGGTGGACTGATGTTGGACATGGACTACGAAGGCGCTACCGAGATCGAGCGTGCGTGGCGCGAGGGGCTGACCCCCGACCCGCTGCTCACGGTGTCCGAATGGTCGGATCGGCATCGGATGCTGTCCTCCAAGGCGTCCGCCGAGCCGGGGCGCTGGCGCACCAGCCGCACGCCGTACCTGAAGGCGATCATGGACTGCCTGTCACCGACCTCGCCGGTCGAGCGCGTGGTGTTCATGAAGGCCGCCCAGCTCGGGGCGACCGAGATGGGCTCGAACTGGATCGGCTACGTGATCCACCACGCGCCGGGGCCGATGATGGCCGTGTGGCCGACCGTGGAGATGGCCAAGCGCAACTCCAAGCAGCGGATCGATCCGCTGATCGAGGAGTCGGCGGCCCTGGCGGAACTGATCGCACCGGCTAGGAGCCGGGACTCGGGCAACACCATCCTGGCCAAGGAGTTCCGGGGCGGCGTGCTGGTGATGACCGGGGCCAACAGCGCAGTCGGCTTGCGCTCGATGCCGGTGCGGTATCTGTTCCTCGACGAGGTGGACGGCTACCCGCTGGACGTCGAGGGCGAAGGCGATGCGATCTCGCTGGCCGAAGCCCGCACGCGCACCTTCGCGCGCCGCAAGATCTTCATCGTCTCGACGCCGACGATCTCGGGGGCGAGCGCCATCGAGCGCGAGTATGAGTCCAGCGACCAGCGTCGCTACTTTGTGCCGTGCCCGCATTGTTCGCATCGCCAGTGGCTGCGCTTCGAGCAGTTGCGCTGGGAGAAGGGACAACCGGACACGGCAGCCTACGTCTGCGAATCCTGCGATGACCCGATTGCCGAGCATCACAAGACCTGGATGCTGGAGCACGGCGAGTGGCGCGCGATGATCACCGACGGCTCGGGCAAGACGGCGGGGTTCCACCTGTCGTCGCTGTACAGCCCGGTGGGCTGGCGCAGTTGGCGCGACATCGCCGCCGCCTGGGAGAGCGCCGTCAACAAGGAGTCGGGATCGGCGGCTGCCATCAAGACCTTCAAGAACACCGAGCTCGGCGAGACCTGGGTCGAGGAAGGCGAAGCACCCGACTGGCAGCGGCTGGTCGAGCGCCGCGAGGACTACCGCATCGGCAGCGTACCGCTGGGCGGCCTGCTGCTGGTGGGCGCGGCCGACGTACAGAAGGATCGCATCGAGGCCTCGATCTGGGCTTTCGGGCGCGGCAAGGAAGCGTGGCTCGTCGAACACCGCGTGCTGATGGGTGACACCGCCCGCGATGCGGTGTGGAAGCGTCTTGGCGAGTTGATCGGCGAGAACTGGACGCACGCCTCGGGTACGGCGATGCCGCTGGCCCGTTTTGCGCTGGACACCGGCTTTGCGACGCAGGAGGCCTACGCCTTCGTGCGTGCGTGCCGTGATCCGCGCGTGATGGCTGTCAAAGGTGTGCCGCGCGGCGCCGCCCTGATCGGTACCCCGACTGCCATCGATGTCTCGCAGGGCGGCAAGAAGCTGCGCCGGGGCATCAAGGTGTTCTCGGTGGCGGTGGGCATCGCCAAGCTGGAGCTCTACAACAACCTGCGCAAGGGCGCTGACGTCGATGAGGACGGGGTGACCACGGTCTTTCCGGCCGGGTTCGTCCATCTGCCCAAGATCGATGCGGAGTTCATCCAGCAGCTCTGCGCCGAGCAGTTGATCACCCGCCGCGACCGCAACGGCTTCCCGGTGCGCGAGTGGCAAAAGATGCGTGAGCGCAACGAAGCGCTCGACTGCTACGTGTACGCCCGTGCCGCCGCGTCGGCGGCAGGGCTGGATCGCTTCGAGGAGCGCCACTGGCGGGAACTGGAGCGGCAGCTCGGGATGGAGCGACCACCGGATGAGCCGCCCCCGATTCAAGCATTCGACCCAGATGAGGCCACCCATAGCGGTGGCCTCGCTGCTTCTGGCGCCCGCCATTCCGGTCGGCGCGTGATCAAGAGCCGCTGGCTGACCCGATGAGGACCCGATGACCTACACCACCACACAACTCGACGCGCTCAAGCGCGCGCTGGCTACCGGCGAGCGCCGCGTGAGCTTTGGCGACAAGACGGTCGAGTACCGCTCGGTCGAGGAACTGCAGTCGGCCATCCGCACGGTCGAGGCCGAAGTCGCGCGCGGCGCGGGCACAAGTCGCAAGCGCCAAATCCGCGTCACCACGGGCAAGGGCTTCTGATGGCCTGGTTCTCTAAGTTCCGAAGCCTGTTCGGCCAATCGCCCGTCCACGAAGCCGCTGGCCGAGGCCGTCGCTCGCTTGCCTGGATGCCCGGGAACCCGGGTGCGGTGGCCGCGATGCTAGCGACCAACAGCGAACTGCGCAGCAAGAGCCGCGACCTCGTCCGTCGCAATGCCTGGGCGCAGGCCGGCATCGAGGCCTTCGTGGCCAATGCGGTGGGTACCGGCATCAAGCCGCAGAGCCTGGCTGCCGACGAGCACTTCAAGACCGAGGTGCAGGCGCTGTGGCGTGACTGGACGGAGGAAGCCGACGCCGCTGGGCAGACCGACTTCTACGGCCTGCAGGCGCTGGCCTGCCGCGCGATGCTCGAAGGCGGCGAATGCCTGATCCGGTTGCGGCCGCGTCGCCCGGAGGATGGCCTGGTCGTGCCCCTGCAGCTTCAGTTGCTGGAGCCCGAGCACCTGCCGATCAGCCTCAACACCGATCTGCCCTCGGGCAACGTGGTGCGCTCGGGCATCGAGTTCGACGGGCTCGGGCGACGCGTGGCCTACCACCTATACCGTTCGCATCCCGAGGACGGGCGTCTGGCGCCGATGTCGGGCCAGGGCGGGATGGACACGGTGCGCATCGACTCGCGCGAAATCATCCACCTGTTCCGCGTCCTGCGCCCGGGCCAGATCCGGGGTGAACCGTGGTTGTCGCGGGCGCTGGTCAAGCTCAACGAACTCGACCAGTACGACGACGCCGAGCTGGTGCGCAAGAAGACCGCCGCGATGTTCGCCGGGTTCGTGACGCGGCAGAACCCCGAGGACAACCTGATGGGCGAAGGCGCCGCCGATAGCGAGGGCATCGCGCTCGCCGGGCTGGAGCCGGGCACGCTGCAGATTCTGGAGCCCGGTGAGGACATCAAGTTCTCCGACCCGGCGGACGTCGGCGGCTCGTACTCCGAATTCCTGCGCACCCAGTTCCGCGCAGTCGCCGCCGCCATCGGTATCACCTACGAGCAACTGACCGGCGATCTGACCGGCGTGAACTACTCGTCCATCCGCGCGGGCCTGCTGGAGTTCCGGCGTCGCTGCGAGATGGTGCAGCACGCCGTGCTCGTCCATCAGCTGTGCCGCCCGGTCTGGGCCGCGTGGATGAAGCAGGCCGTGCTCGCGGGTGCGCTCGAAGCCCCGGGTTTCGCACGTGGCGGGCCAGCGCGCCGTCGCCAGTACTTGCAGGCGAAGTGGATTCCGCAGGGCTGGCAATGGGTCGATCCGGAGAAGGAGTTCAAGGCAATGCTGCTGGCCATTCGCGCCGGCCTGATGAGCCGCTCGGAGGCCATCTCGGCCTTCGGCTACGACGCCGAGGACGTCGACCGCGAGATCGCCGCCGACAACCAGCGCGCCGACGACCTCGGCCTGATCTTCGACTCCGACCCTCGTCGCACGTCCAAGGACGGCGGCAGTGCCGAGCCGAACAAGAACGCTGCCGACGCCACACAAACCGGCAACTCGCCACCTGCCTGAAGGTTTCCCATGACCCTGCTTCCCCATTTGGCGGCACGCCTCTTTGGTGTGCCGCTGGCGATCCATCGCCCGAAACTTGACGTGATCCTGGCCGTGCTCGGCCCCCGGGTCGGTCTGGCAGATCTGGCCGCACCGACCGGCTTCACGCCGCCCACGCGCACCGCGGCCACCGAGACGCCGAAGGTCGCGGTCATCCCGATCCACGGCACGCTGGTGCGGCGCACCGTGGGGCTGGAAGCCGAATCGGGCCTGACCAGCTACGCGGGGCTCACCGCCCAGCTCGACGCCGCCCTGGCCAGCCCGGATGTCGCCGCGATCCTGCTCGACATCGATTCGCCCGGTGGCGAGTCGGGCGGCGTGTTCGACCTGGCGGACCGCATCCGTGCCGCGTCCGCTGTGAAGCCCGTGTGGGCGGTGGCCAACGACATGGCCTTCTCGGCGGCCTACGCACTGGCTTCGGCCGCCAACAAGGTGTTCGTGTCGCGCACCGGCGGCGTCGGCTCGATTGGCGTCATTGCGATGCACATCGACCAGTCGGAGAAGGACGCCCAGGACGGCGTCCGCTACACGGCGGTGTTCGCCGGCGACCGCAAGAACGACCTCAACCCGCACGAGCCGATTTCGAGCGAGGCCCACGCCTTCCTCAAGGCCGAGGTGAATCGCGTCTATGGCTTGTTCGTCGAGACGGTGGCCCGCCACCGGGGCATCGAGCCGTCCGCCGTGCGGGACACCGAAGCCGGGCTGTTCTTCGGGCAGGCCGCCGTCGCCATCGGGCTGGCCGATGCCGTCGGCACGTTCGATGACGCGCTTGCCCAGCTCTGCGAATCCATTTCCCCACTCCCGAATCTGGCGGCAAGCCACTCGGGCTCTTTCCGCAACCTCCAGATGGAGTCTTTCATGAATGATCGAACCCACCCCGCTGCTCCTGATCGGCTTGCTGCTGATCCTGCTGGCAGTACTTCTCAACCGGCGACCGCCACCGCTTTTGACCTGGCCGACGCCGTCGAAATCGCCCAGACCTGCACCCTGGCCGGGCGAGCCGACCTGATCGCGGGCTTCCTCGAGGCGCAGGCGTCGCCCGCCAAGGTGCGCAGCCAGTTGCTGGCCGCACAGGCTGAAGCCAGTCCCGAGATCGTCAGCCGCATCGCCCCCGATGCCGCTGCCTCCACCACCGCCAGCAACCCGCTGCTCGAGGCCGCGAAGCAGCTCGCGGCCAAGTCCGCATCGCTGAAGAAGGAGATCTGAGATGCCCACTGTGTTCACCGAATCGATGAACTTGGGCGACCTGCTCAAGTACGAGGCCCCGAACCTTTACTCGCGTGACCGCGTCACGGTGGCCGCTGGCCAGACCCTGCCGCTGGGCGCGGTCGTCGGGATGGTCACCGCCACCGGCAAGGTCAAGCGGATCGACCCCTCGGCCACCGACGGCAGTCAGGTCGCCGCTGGCGTGCTGATGCAGGCAGTCGATGCCGCCTTGGCCGAGCGCAATGACGGCCTGATGGTGGCGCGTCACGCCATCGTCTCCGACCACGCACTCTCGTGGCCCACCGGCATCACCACCGCCGAGCAGCAGGCCGCCATTGCCCAGCTCAAAGCGCTGGGTGTCCTCGTTCGCCAAGGAGTCTGACCATGCAGAACATCTTCGAAAACCCCGCCTTCTCGATGTCGGCGCTGACTGCCGCCATCAACCTGCTGCCGAACAACTACGACCGCCTGGGCGCGATGGGCCTGTTCGTCGACAAGCCGCAGCGCTTCCGCTCGGTGATCGTCGAAGAGCAGAACGGCGTGCTCACGCTGTTGCCGACGATGCCCCCGGGCTCGCCCGGCACCGTAGGCGTGCGCGGCAAGCGCAAGGTGCGCTCGTTCACCATCCCCCACATCCCGCACGACGACGTGATCCTGCCCGAGGAAGTCCAGGGCATCCGCGCCTTCGGCTCGGAAACCGAACTGCAGACCGTCGCGGGGGTGATGGCGCAGCACCTGCAGACGATGCGCAACAAGCACGCGATCACGCTGGAGCATCTGCGCTTCGGGGCGTTGAAGGGCCAGATCCTCGACGCTGATGGCAGCGTCATCTACGACCTCTACAACGAGTTCGGGATCACGCCCAAGACCTTCACCTTCAACATTTCCAATCCGGCCAACGGCTGGGATGTGAAGAAGGCCTGCCTGGATGTCGTCCGCTACGTCGAGGACAACCTGCAGGGCGAACGGATGAGCGGCCTGCATGCCTTCGTTGGCGAGGATTTCTTCGACGCGCTCACCGGCCACGATGAGGTCAAGGCCGCCTACGACCGCTGGCAGGATGGCCAGGCACTGCGCACCGATATGCGCGCGGGCTTCACCTTCGCCGGGGTCACCTTCGAGGAGCATCGCGGCCGCGCGGTTGCACCGGGCAGTGCCGTGCGCCGCTTCGTCGAGGCCGACGAGGGCCACATCCTGCCGCTGGGCACGATGGACACCTTCGCCACCTACTACGCGCCGGCCGACTTCAACGAGACGGCCAACACGGTGGCGCTGCCGCTGTACGCCAAGCAGGAGCCGCGCAAATTCGACCGGGGCACCGATCTGCACACGCAGGCCAATCCGCTGCCGCTGTGCCACCGCCCGGCGCTGCTGGTCAAGCTGGTGATGGCCTGATGGGGCTGATCGAACGGCTCTACGAGGCTGCTGATCGTGCCGGTCTGCTGGTGATCGCCGATGTCGAGGGAAGAAGCGTTGCAGTGGATTTTTCTTCGGCCGATGAAACCGTGCTTGATGGTCTGCTTCGCGCGGCCGACTACACGATTCGCTTTCCTGCGTCCGCGCTGCCGGAACTTGCCACAGGCCACACGCTTTCCATTGCCGGCGTCACCTACCAGGTGCGCGATGTCCGCAGCATCGGCGATGGCAGCGAGCGTCGCGCCGACCTCTCCCGTCTCTGAGGACCCACAGCATGAACTCCATCCGCGAGCGCATCCTGCGCGAGGTCGTGGCACGTCTGTCGGACGCCGTCGCGCCTATGCCGGTGCTGCGCCATCCGACCATACCCATCACCCGCGAAGCCAGCCCCGCGCTGCTCGTCTTTGCCGAAAGCGACAGCATCGCCGGCCACGCGAATCACCTTGTGGATCGAGCCCTCACCCTGCGTCTCACCGTGGTGACGCGCGGCGAGGACGCGTTCGACCAGGCCGATCAGACGCTGGTGGCGGTCCACGTGGCACTGATGCGCGACGCGAGCCTCGGCGGCCTTTCGCTCCTGCTCCACGAAATCGACTGCGAATGGGACGCCGAGGACGCCGATGCCGGCGCCGTCGCAATGCCCGCCCGCTACGAGATTCGCTACCGCACCCACGCCCTGGACCTGACCAAAAACGGATGACTTTCCATGACTCTTGAACTGCTGAAACCCCACACGCACGCCGGGGTGCTTCACTCCCCCGGCACCCACCTCAAGCTCGACGAGGCCACTGCCCGCTGGCTCATCGAGCACGGCGTCGCCCAGCCTGCGCCCCCGGAGGCCGATAGCAAACCCAACACCACTTCCCGCAAAGGAGACTGACCATGCCGTACTTTTCTGGACAAGGCCGCGTCTACATCGGCGCCCGCGACACTGCCGGCAACCCGCAAGGCCTGAGTTTTGTCGGCAACGTGCCGGAGCTCAAGGTGTCGCTGTCGGTCGAAACTCTGGAGCACCAGGAGTCCACCAGCGGACAACGCCTGACGGACCTGCAGTTGATCAAGACCAAGAAAGGCGAATTCGCCTGCACGCTGGAAGAGCTGATCGCGGTGAATCTAGGCTTGGCGCTCTACGGCACGACCATCGAACAGGTTAGCGGCACGGTGACGGCCGAGGCACTGCCCAACCCGGTCACGGCGGGAAGCCTGTACCTGCTCGCCAAGCAGAACGTCTCCTCTGTGGTGGTCAAGGACGCCTCCGGCACGCCCAAGACGCTGCCCGTCGCCCAGTACAGCCTCAATGCCAAGCACGGATCGCTGGTCATCAACGACAAGACGACGGGCGGCCCCTACGTGGAGCCGTTCAAGGTCGACTACGCCTATGGCGCGGCCCAATCGACGGCGCTGTTCACCCAGCCGCTGCCCGAACGGTGGGTGCGTTTCGAGGGCTTGAACACCGCCGACAGCAACCGCGAAGTGGTGATCGACCTGTACCGCGTGGCGATCAATCCGGCCAAGGAGCTCTCGATCATCACCGAGGAGTTGCTCAAGTTCGAGCTTTCCGGACAGGTGTTGGCCGACACGCTCAAGCCGACTGCCGGCGACCTCGGCCAGTTCGGCCGCATCGTGCTGTTGTAAGGAGCCGTCATGACCCATTCCGATCTGGATGTGCTCGTGCCGCAGGCTCGGCTAATGGAAATGGCCGGGCAGCGCCTTACCATCAGCCCGCTGGTGGTCGGCGAACTGCCGGCGATGCTCAAGGCCGTGCGGCCTTTTGCCGAGCAGCTAACTGGCGAACCGGACTGGCTCGCCTTGCTCTGTGATCACGGCGACGCTTTGCTGGCTGCGCTGGCGCTCGCCAGCCGTCAGCCGCGCGAATGGGTGAACGCCCTGGCGCTCGACGATGCGATCACGTTGGCCGCTGCCGTGTTCGAGGTGAATGCCGATTTTTTCGTGCGCCGGGTCGCGCCGAAGGTCGGCGATCTGGCGCAGAGCATGAACGGACAAAAGAAAGGTCTGTCGGCTGGATCGACACCGTCGCCCGCCTGATCCGCAGCGGTCACCGCTACCCGGACATCCTGGGATACACGCTGGGCCAGGTGAACGCCTTCCTGTCGGCCGACGACCGTCTCGAATACGAGCGTCTCTCCATCCAGTTGGCGGTTATGACTGCCGCCGCCCAAGGCAGCCGCGACGGCATCCGTCAGTTGCAGGCCGAACTCCATCAGGGAATGCGCGATGAAGATCGATCTGGTCGCTGAGGGCCTGCTAGACCGGCGGCGTTTCAACGCTTGGCAGACCAATACCCACAAGGCGATCCACGCGGCAGTTGCCCGCGCGATGCGTGACAGCGGCAAGGATATGGCCGAACAGGTCCGCGGCGAGATGCGCGCCAGCTTCCGAACGGCCAGCCCCAAATTCCTGCGCTCCATGCACGCCAAGGTGTTCGACCGCAAAACCAATGCGTTCCCGGCCCTCTACCTCGGCTCGAAGGTGCCGTGGCTGGGCATCCACGAGCAAGGCGGAACGATCCGGGGGCGGATGCTGATCCCGCTGTTGCCTCAACACCGGCGCATCGGGCACAAGGCCTTCGCCCGGGTGATCGATGCGCTGATGCGATCCGGGAACGCCTGGTTCATCGAGAAGAACGGCCAGCAGATCCTGATGGCCGAGAACCTTGCCGAGAACGCCCGGCCGCTCACGCGCTTTCGCCGCGCCGAGCGCGAACGCAGCGGCGCAAAGCGCCTGCGGCGCGGCCAGGAGATTCCCATCGCCGTGCTGGTGCGGCGCGTGAGCTTGAGAAAACGTTTCGACCTCAGCCGTGCGGTGCGGGTCGAGCTTCCCCGCCTGACGGCGGCCATCCGCAAGGCAATATCGAAGGTTTAAACGATGGCGAACAACCGCGCCCAGATCCTCATCACTGCAGTCGATGAGACGCGACGGGCCTTCCAGTCGATCAATGGCAGTCTGTCGCAGCTGCGTGACCAAGCCGGCCAGGTCGGCGCCGTCCTGTCCCGCATCGGTGGGGCCATTGGGGTCGGGCTGGGCGTGCGCGAACTGGTGGAGGTGGCCGACCAGTACAAGAACCTGCAGGCTCGGCTCAAGCTCGCAGTCACCTCCCAAGAGGAATTCAACCGCGCCGACGCGGCTCTCTTTGAGATCGCCCAGAAGAACCGCGCGCCACTGGCTGAGACCGTCACGCTCTACGCGCGGCTGGCACCGTCGGTGCAGGCACTGGGTCGTTCTCAGGCGGACGTGCTGGCGGCCACCGATGCAATCGGCCAGGCGGTGTCGCTTTCAGGCGCGTCCAGCGAGGCGGCAGCCGGCGCGTTAATGCAACTCGGGCAGGCCTTCGCCTCGGGTCAATTGCGTGGCGAGGAGTTCAATTCCGTCATCGAGCAAACGCCGCGACTGGCGCAGGCCATTGCCGACGGCATGGGCGTGCCGCTGGGCGCGCTGCGGGCCCTGGCGCAAGAAGGCAAGATCACCTCGGAAGCGGTGCTCGATGCTTTGCTCAAGGAGAGGGCGCGTCTGGCCGAGGAATACGCGAGCCTGCCCGATACGGTCTCGGGCGCGCTCACCCGTCTCAAGAATGCCTTTCAGCGTGCATTCGGCGAGCGCGATTCCAATTCGGGCCTCACGGCAGGCCTTGCGCAAGCTATCCAGCTCGTCGCCCAGCATCTGGAACTTCTGATCGATCTGGCCGGTGTCGTGCTGGTCGCCGCCTTCGGCCGGATGGCGGGTGCCTTTGCAACCAGCATCGCCGCCGCCCGCGCGGAGGCGGCGGCGCGGCTGGCCAACCTGCGCACGCTCGAAGCCGAGGCTCTGGCGCGGGTGCGCGTGGCCGACGCCGCCCTGGCCCAAGCGCGGGCGCAAGGCCTCGCCACCAGCGCCCTGGTCACCGACGCGGCCAAGGCCCGGCTGCAAGCCACCGCCGCAAGCAGTGCCGTGACGCAGGCCGTCGCGTCCACATCGCTGCTGGGGCGTGCGGCGGGGTTATTGCGCGGGGCGCTGGCGCTCCTGGGTGGCCCCATCGGCTTGATCGTGACTTCGGTCACGCTGCTGGCGGGCGTGCTCTATTCAGCGCGCAATGCGGTGGTCGAGTTTGGTGGCAAGACCGCATCGATCAAGCAGATCGTTGTCGCCACCTGGGATCTGGTGGTCGAGAAGGTGGGCGAAGTCATCAGCGCCCTGGGGCGGCTGGTCGGTGCCAACGACCTCTCCTGGGCCCGCGTGCGCGAGGTGATGCTCGGCGCACTCAAAACCATCGGCACGGCGATCCGCACGATGGTCAATGGCGTCATTGGCGCGTTCAACGCGGTCGGCAGTGTCGCCGGGATCACGGCGGCCTTCCTGGTCGAGCGTTTCCGAAACGCATTCTCCGACATCGGCGATCTGGCGCAGGCCTTGGGTCAGGACGTAGCCGCTGCCTTCAGCGGCGACTTCTCGATGCAGTCGCTGCGTGCCGTCCTCGGCCGCCGACTTGGCGAGATGCGCGACTTCGGCAAAGAACTGGCGGGGACCGTGCGGGACGCCGTCACGCGCGACTACGTCGGGGAAGCTGCTCAGGCCATCGCCGGTCGCATCCGACCTGAGCAAACCCAGCCCGGCGTATTCGGTCGCCCGCAACCACCGGCCAAGCCGGCTCCCGACAAGGGTGTCGAGGCCGCCAAGCTGGCCCTGGTACAGGCGCAGGCCGAGGCGGAATTCAAGATCCTCAAGGACGCACTGGATCGCCAGGCGCGGGAATTGGATGCGGCGCTCGAAGACCGGCTGATCTCGCTGAAGGACTACTACGCGGCCAAGACCCGGATCGAGCAGCAGGAGATCGATGCGGAAATCCGCCGCGCACAGGTGTCACTCATCGAGCAGCAACGTCTACAAAAAACCGGCAAGGACGAACCCACTCGCATCAAAGCGAAGTCCGAGGTCGCCAAGCTCGAAGCGGATCTCACGGTCCTCAACAACAAGCGCGCCGACGTCGAGGTCGCCAATGCCCGCAAAGCGGTCCAGGCTGAGCGCGAGTTGCGCGAGGAACTCGCCAAGGTTCGCGACGAATTGCTCGATCTCACCGGTACCGCAACCAGCCAGGATCGCCGCACGGCCATCGAGCGCCAGTACCAGAGCCTGATCGCGCGGCTGCGCGCCGAGGGTGACACCGAGGGCGCGGCCACCGTCGGGAGGCTGATCGACGTCAAAGCGGCGGCGGCCGATCTGGCTGACTACGAGCGACAGTTCAACGATGCGCTCTCGCGGATGCGTGCCTCCGAGGAGTCGATCAACCTGCAGCGCCAATCGGGGCTGCTCTCGGAATCTCAGGCCCGCCAGCAGATCCTCTCGCTGCACCGACAGACCGGCCAATCACTTGATGCACTGCTGCCGCAGTTGGAGGCGAGCGCCACAGCCATCGGCCCGGATGCCGTCGCCCGGGTACAAGCGTGGAAAAATGAAATCGCGCAGGTGAAGCTGGTGGTCGACGACGTGGCGATGGCCATCGACGGTGCGGTGCAGGACGGTTTCGCGCAACTGTTCCAGGACATCGGCAGCGGCGCCAAGTCGGCCAAGGAGGCGTTCGCGGATTTTGGTCGCTCGGTGCTGCAGACGATCAACCGGATCGCCTCGCAGAAGCTGGCCGAAGCCTTGTTCGGCAGCCTGATGGGGGGTGGCGCGGCAGGCAGTGCTGGAGGGCTTGGCGCGCTGATCTCGTCGTTCTTCGGCTTTGCGTCGGGGGGCTACGTGACCGGTCCCGGCACCTCGACCAGCGATTCGATCCCGGCGCGGCTCTCGCACGGCGAGTATGTGGTCAATGCCCGTGCGGTGAGCCGGCTCGGTGTGTCTTTTCTGGACGCCATCAACGGCTTGTCTGCCGGACCTCGTGTGGCTGGCGGGCGCTTGGCCTTTGCCGCTGGAGGCCTGGTACCCGAAGCCCCGGCGCAGCCGGCCCCGGGCCAGAACATCCGCATCGTCAACGTCATCGACCCGGCGATGGCGGCCGATTACCTCAACAGCAGCGCCGGCGAGCGCACGGTGATGAACCTCATCCAGCGCAACGCCGCGTCGGTGCGCAACATTCTGGGACGCTGAACATGGCATGGACTTCCGGAACGTCAACCAATGCCGCCGACCTCTTTAACAAACTGATCACCTTTCTGACCGCCGATGCAACCCTGGTCGCCGGGGGCGAAGCCTGGACGTTGCTGCGTCGCGACACCTTCGCGCTTGACGCCAAACGCGATCTGGTGGAGCTGCGCGGCCCAGGCTCCTCGGCAGGCGATGCGATCTATGTGCAGGTCTGTCTGTTCGCCGACGCGGCTGCACCCGCGTATTCCATCCGGGTTCTCGGCTCGCAATCGTGGCAAAGCGCCGTCTCGATCAGCACCCCGGAAGGCCAACCAGGCAGTCTGCTCTCGGGGGCCGGTTCGCTCGGCATCTTGCCGAGAATGCCGGTGTTCAACAGCGCGATCAGTTACTGGTTCGTCGCCAACGGCCGCCGCTTCATCGTCGTGGCGAAATCCTCGGCCTACTGGGGGGCGCTCTACGCGGGGTTTTTCCTGCCCTACGGCACGCCGTCGCAGTACCCGTATCCGCTCTTCATCGGCGCCAACACCTCGCGCGGCGACAACTATCAAAGTTCGGATCTCGATATCGCGGGCAGCGCGTTCTGGCGCAACGATGGTGAGTACGGCAGCTACAGCGCAGCTATCCTGCAGCCGAGCGGCGGCTGGGTCGGCACCAACCGCTTCGATACGAGCTACACCGGTCGCGCCTGGCCCTGGGCAATGTCGCAGGAGACCAGGAGGAACAGCGTA